TACTTACTGTGGTGAAAATCCTATGGGTTTATTAGCAGTACATATAGAAAAGAACAGAGACGGTATGTTAGGTATAATACCTTTTGAAGCAGAAATGTCAACATTTACAATTAACGAAAGATTAAAACAATGAGAGAAAACAAAGCATATTATGAACAGAGAAATAAAGGAATATTAATGATATTAATCATTTCTGGAATATTAATGATGTTATCATGTTAACTAAAATAATAATAATAAAAAATAATAATTATGGATATAATAATTTTATGTAGTGTGCTAGGCGTAGGCATCGCTGCAGGTATGTACATTGCGTCACAACTTGAGAGTAGAATTTTAAAGAATATACAAAAAGATCAATTTAAAATTAAAAAAGGTGATCAAGGAGAGAAAGGAGATCCGGGGCCTATAGGTCAAACTGGTCTTCCTGGTAGAAACGGAGAAGATGGTAAAGACGGAGAGAATGGTCTCAATGGTAAAGATGGTATTGATGGTAAAGATGGTGTAGTTGCCTCAGCAGGTAAAGACGGTAAAGATGGTCTTGACGGAGCGGCTGGTGAAACTGGGCCTAGAGGACCTAAAGGTGCTACAGGAGACAAAGGAGAAAAAGGTGATAAAGGAGAAAAGGGTGATGTAGGTCCTGCAGGCGCTGCGGGAGAAGTAAAGAACTTAGAATTAAGACTTGATAAATTAGAAATGGCTAATTCTTATATAAGACATTTACTTGGAGAAGAAGAAGATGAAAAACCTGAAGATAGATTAGGCGGAGGTGTTGGTAATTGGAGAAGAGTGGAATAATGGGTGAAAAAAAAGCACTCGAGATCTTAAAGAATCTTAACGCTACCATATCCAAATTAAGTGCTGAAAAAAGAACAGATAGAAATACTGTTGAAAGTGAAAGTACAGCATTTAAATCTTCAAGAGCTAAACTAAGCGAGTTGAAAAGAAAAAGAACTGAATTAATAACGAAATATAAATTAAATGGAACTGATTACTAATTTATCAGCAGTAACTCTATGTACTTTTGTAGGATTCACTTTAGGATCCTATGTAATGTTTATTATGTTGTTTAAGAATGAACAAGATTTACTTACTGAATTAGATTGTAAAACTAAAATAATAGAAGACTATGCCAAAAAAAAGAAAACTAAATAGTAAAAATCCTAAATACTGGCCAGCTAGTAAAAAGGATGGACCTAAGATAAAGAAAAAAGTATTAATGTGTACCACTCCTGTAGGCGCTAAAGTTTACGGAGTCTGGTACGAAAATGATTAAATATGACAATATTAATATTAATAATAATAATAGCAATTACCCTTGCTTTAGGTAAATACGCTTTAAAAGAGGGTGCTAGAATAGAGAAGCATAAACAATTTATGAAAAACTTAGAAAAATTTGATAATGGAACTACCAAAAGAAAAGGTAAAGGCTAGCCGTAAATCGCCTAAAAACATGATAATATATGGAGCTCCTAAGATTGGAAAAACCACGGTATTATCACAACTTGATGATTGTTTAATTATTGACTTAGAAGATGGTTCTGATATGGTCGACGCTTTAAAAGTTAAAGTGTCTAACCTTAAAGAACTTGCTGATGTTGGTAGAGAAATATTCAAACAAGGAAAACCATATAAATATATTGCTATTGATACTATTTCGAAGTTAGAGGAATGGTGTGAAGAAGAAGGTAAGAAAATTTATATGAAAACTCCAATGGGTAAAAACTTTGAAACTAAGAATCCTGGAATGTCAATACTATCACTGCCTAATGGCGCTGGCTACTTATATTTAAGAATGGCCTACAAAAAATGGATAGATAATTTGAACAAACTAGCGGATCATGTGATCTTAGTTGGACACTTAAAGGATAAGATGCTTGAGAAGAAAGGTAAAGAGGTTGCTGTTAAGGACCTTGATTTAACTGGTAAGATTAAGCAGATTACATGTGCTAACGCAGATGCTGTTGGTTATATCTACAGAGAAGATGAAGAAACTATGGTTTCATTTAATTCTATGGACGATGTAACAGCTGGATCTAGATGTGAGCATTTAAAAGGTCAGACCATGCCTATGAATTGGTCAAAAATATTTATTGATTAACACTTAAAAGAAAACAGATGATAGAAGCAAATGAACCAACTGTGGGCGAAGTTGTAAAACAAGAAACGCCTAAAAAAATCACTACTACAATGATTATAGCGGATTTAGAAAATGGTATCAATAGAGATGGCATTAAATCTAAATACGGGTTAGAAACTTGGGAAGTAACTCAAATGTTCCAACATCCTACATTAAAAGGTAAGAAAGCTAAGAAAGTTAGAAAATTATCTTTTGAATTTGTAGATGACACTGAGAACGCAGTAGATCCTAACCAAACTAGTATACCAGTAGAAGCAGCTGCAATCGTAGAAGCAGTAGAAGAAGTAGAATCTTTTGACGAAGAGGATGACAATGAATTTGAATATTAATAAAAAACTAAATAAAACATGGCAATAAAAAGTAATGCAAGTACAGAAGAAGTAGCTGGTGGAGTAAAACTTTACTCAGGTATTTCAAATTTTAAAGTTATAGCAGTTAACCCTACTATGGCAGAATTACACGGATTAAGTATCCCTGTAAAATCAGAACCTAATTATAAAGTATCCTTCTCTGATCAAGAATATAATAAAATTGTATTTTGGGTTAAGAATGAAGACACTACAGTTAAAGTAGAAATCCTAATGCAACCACAAGAGAGAAAATCTCAGTCAGGTAAGTTACAATGGATAAATAGCGTTGGACAAACTACTTGGTCAGAAGAAGCTCCTACATATGACTGGTGGAAACCAGAAAATCAAAGACCAGCTTTTGTTGGTGAGGAGACATTAATCAATTTTACTAAAGCTTGGGCTAACGTAGCTGGTGGAGACGAAGTATCTTATGATACTATGGCTGCAATAGCTAATGGTAGTGTAGAAGAAATTAAAGCTTTAGTTCATGCATTGTCTACTAACGAAGTTAGATTATTAGTAGGTGTTAAAGATAGTAAGTATCAAACTACTTATGTAAAATACTTTGGTAGAGTTAAACCACAAAGAGATGACCATTTCGTTACATCTCTTAACGATGAGTATGGATCATTTAACGCAGACTTTAATGCAGATTTAAAATGGGGTAGTCATGTACCAACTGCTTCTTTAGTATCTCCAGATACTATTGATGAAGATGAAGATTGGACAATGCCTGATAAGCCTCAAAATGGAGTTAAGCAAACTGCTGACGCACCGTTTTAATGGCTATACAAAGTAGGAAAAGTGAAGATCATTTACATACAGATGTCATACTTAGTAAAATTACTGAGTATGACATTTTTATGTACTATTGTACTACCTTTAAACAATTAGGTAAAAAATTCAATAGTGAGCTTCGACAAGATAAAAGTCCTACTGTTTCTATAATACCTTATAATGGTAGATTACTATATAAAGATTTTGGTAATGCTGAGCATACGTTTGACTGTTTTAATTATGTTCGGTTTAAATATAATTGTTCTTTCTTTGATGCTTTACGTATTATAGATTGTGATTTTAAATTAGGATTACATTCGAAAAAAGAAGCAATTAAATTTACTATGGGTTATATAGGGTATACACAAAAACCTCCTAAATTTAAGAAGCCTGCAGTGCTTATTCAAAAGAAAAAGCGACCGTGGAATAAAGACGACGCAAAATTTTGGTCTAAATATTTGATTAGTAAGAAAATATTAAGTATGTTTGCAGTCGAACCGATAAGTCATTTTTGGGTGAACAATAATAGGTTTACGAGTAAATCAGTAACATATGCTTTTAGATTAAAGAGTCGATATAAAATCTATTCTCCTTATGAAGAAGAAAATAAATGGTTAAGTAATACAAAGAAAACGGATGTACAAGGGTACAACCAACTCCCGCAAAAAGGTGAGAAACTTATCCTTACTTCTTCACTTAAAGATGTTATGTGTTTGTATGCTGCAGGTTACAATGCGATAGCTATGCAGAGTGAAATGCAGATACCACACGAATCTTTAATAAGTGAGTTAAAAAACAGATTTGATACAATAGAAGTTTTATACGACAATGATTTCAATAAAGTAAATAATCCTGGTCAACGAGTAGCTAACCAGATATGTGACTTATATGGGTTTAATAACATTTGTATTCCTAGCGAACTAGAATCTAAAGATCCTTCAGATTTAGTTAGCAAAGAAGGCAATTTTAACAAACTTAAAAACATATTAAATGAACAGAGATGAGATTATTGAAAAACTGAGAACACGAAAAGGATTTTTAAAGAAAGGAGCACAATGGCTAGCAGATAAATGGGAAGTAGACATAGCTATTATTAAAGAATGTAAGAAGCTTGTAACCTCTGAAGAGTGGGTACAAGAGAGAATGAATAATGACAATGGTCACGAGCTGAGCGAAAGTCAAGCATTTTCAAAACATTTATTAGATAATGGATTAACTATGGCTGACGTTAAATCTGTAAAATTCTGGCAAAACTTTCAAGGAGAGCAGAGGTATAGTATAGTAACACATAATCAATGGCATGAACAGCCACAGGTTAAAGACGAATTACTAAGCTATATTAAAACTAGATCTACTAAAGTATCAAAGCTTAAGTATAAAAAACCAAAAGATCCTATTTGCTATGAAATATCTTTACCAGATATACATTATGGTAAGATAACTGATGAAAGTCCTGAAGCACTTGAAAAGCATTATATACAAGCTATTCAAGATTTACATAGAAAAGCTGATGGGTTAGAAATTGAAAAATTTCTTTTACCTGTAGGTAATGATGGACTTAACTCGGAAGGTATGAGCAGAGCTACAACTAAAGGTACACCTCAACAAGATAGTATGCGTTGGCGTCAATCTTTTAGAGGATACTGGCATTTAGTTACAAAAGCAATTGATTACTTAGCAGAGTTTGCTCCGGTAGACGTTGTTGTAGTACAAGGTAATCATGATTTCGAACGTATGTTTTATGTAGGTGAGGTATTAGATGCTTTATATCATAATAATAAAAATGTATTTATAGATAATGGATTAGATGCACGTAAATATTATGAGTATGGGACTAATATGATTATGTTTACACACGGCGATAAAGAGAGGTCAGCTGAATTACCTTTATTAATAGCTACAGAACAACCAGAAATGTGGAGTAGATGTAAAGTTAGAGAAGTACATTGTGGCCATAAACATAAAGAAATGCTTAACGAATATATGGGAACTAAAGTTAGATTTATACCTAGTATATGTGCAAATGATGCTTGGCATAAGACACAAGGTTATGTAGGAACATTACGATGTGGTCAAGCATATATATGGAATAAGAACAGAGGACTAGAAGGGTATTTACAAACTAACATTATGAACTATGAAGAAGTATAAAAAACGAACCAAAGTTAAAAATGTTAAAAAAGCCCAGTATAAAGGTATTGAATTTCAATCTAGATTAGAACTTTATTGCTACAAAGAGCTTGAAAAAGCTAAAATAAGCACTAGATATGAAGAAGATACTTATACTATATTTGATGGTCTTGTATATCCTCAAGCTTGTTACGAAGGAACCGTTAAAAAATTATATAATAAAGGTAGTAAGATTAGACCAATTACTTACACACCAGATTTTGTAGATCCTAACGGTAAATGGATTATAGAAACAAAAGGCTATGCCAATGAGTCTTTCCCATTAAGATGGAAACTTTTCAAGAAACATTTAAAAGATACACAACAACAATACGTGCTATTTATGCCAAGAAATAAGAAGCAAGTAGATGAAGTTGTAGATCTTATCAAACAACTATGATGGTCGTAATTTGGCCCTCATAACAATCATAGGTCAGAAAGGAGGTTAGTAATTTAAAAAATGGCAATATTGCCAATAACTGAGCGGTTATACTTTGTGTGTAATTACAATTCCTCCTTTCTTTCCTTTTTTATTAACCAATTAAACACTAAAATTATGAACTACGATGATTGGAAACTGTCCAATCCCATCGATGATGGGCATGGATATAATATGCTAAGCAACTGTTGCGGAGCATTGATACATGATGATACAGATATTTGTTCAGAGTGTCGAGAACACTGTGAATCTATAGAAGATTACGAATACGAAGAACTTATGCGTGAAAGTGCAGCAGAAGATCGTATGGATGAAGAAAGATTAGGATTATGAATAGTCCTGAATATAAAACATGGGCTAAAAGCCTTAAGGAAGGAGACCTTGTATTACTAATAGAAAATAGTGCAATACATAGTGCTCCTGTTATATTTCTTTCATGGAATGGTGATAGTTCTACTAATGGATATAGAGCACAACATCTTTATATTCCTAGCTGGGATAAAGATCATTACTGGCATAGGTCAGAAGACGATCCTCAAAGCGCAGCTGATGAACAGTGGGAAAGTACACTTAAAGACTTAGAAAAACACGGAGATCAATCTAGATGGTTTGATGTATCAGTAGTAAATGCTAATGCAGAGAAACGCTTTTTTCCATTTCCAAAAGAATTTTTAACCAAAAACCAAATTAAATTTGTAAAACTAATTAACACTATAAAAGGATATGAGCATTAAAACAATTGATAAGCCAATACAGGGAAGCGCCGGTATTGCTAAAAAGATAAATAAGGGCGCTGAGAAGATGGTATTTGACATTCTTCAATCCACACAATATTCTATGCCAGTTCAATCTACAATTAGAGAGCTTGTAACAAATGCATGCGACTCTCAACGTGAGAAAGAAATAGCTAGAGAAATAATATTGGGGACAAAGAAAGTTGAAGACTATTATATTGAACGCCACGGCGATCAGTATGAAGATAGTAACTTTGATAAAGATTATTATAGCATTGGATACCTAAACACTGAAGCTAATCATATAGATTTAGTATATGAGCAGAATGAAGGTATAGGATATTGTGATGTATTTAAAGTTACTGATTATGGTGTAGGTATTGGAGCAAGACGTTTAGAAGGTATATTGGAACTAGGTTATTCTACGAAAAGAAATACTAGTGAAAATTTTGGAGCCTTTGGTCTTGGTGCTAAAGCTGCACTATCAACAGGAGTAGATTTTTATACAATTGAAACTGTATATAATGGTATGAGGTTTAAATGTAATTGTTACAATTACAAAACTGATTTCATTATACCTGCTTTTAATGTAGAAGAAGGCAAACCTAATCCATTTATTACTTTTAGTGATGGTACTAAAGTATATTATGAAAACTATGGTGGAGATGATATAGATGGCGGTAAAAATAGAACTACTGTATCATTTGGTGTTAAACGTCATAATAGAAATAAATTTGAAGAGGCTATCGAAGAGCAATTAATGTACTTTGATAATGTTAACTTTAAAGTTATTGATAATGAGGATGAAGATATGCCAGAAAGAGAAGTTAGATTTAAAGCTGATGTAATACATAATTCTAAGAACGTTATAATT